CTTGGCTTTTGCCTTTTTAACAGCCTCAACTATTATTTTTCTTAGTTCTGCTTTAGTCATTATTTTTTTAGGTATATATAAATATAAACTATACTATAAAAAAGTATGATATAGTTGTGTTTCACTCAGGTGATAACCGGGGTTATAGGGGGTAGACAGAAACTTGTCAAGATAAAATAAAAAACCCCCACTTTTTATGGTGAGGGTTCTGTATAAGAACACTATAATAATATTAGAACTGTAGGATGCAGTAATCCATCGTCAGTGTAACTTCGATTGTCATTGCTTCGGCATTTGCCCAGTCCATGCTTTGGAAATTTACCGAGCTAGGAAATGCACCTTTCAAGTCCCACTTCTCAACAATGTCGCCAACAGGACCAAGAACTTGAATCTGGACATCCTTCTTGTACATATCAGCATATCCGTTACGACCAGTAACAGATTCGTGAGCAAGGCGAACCCATTCCATCACAGCCTGTGCGCCAGATGGCACGATTGGATCATATAATGTAATAGAAAGATCTTGCCATTCACTCTTTCCTTTGAGTTTACGTTTCAAATTGATATGATCTAGAGTAATTGAATTGTTCTGTATGCTTGGACGACCTGTAGCTTTGATTAGGTATGCAGGAATGCCGTCGATGTTCATAATGAAACGGTTTTGTACCTTGGGCTCGAAGGCCGTAAAGAATATTTGATTTTGATCTAGTAGCTCTGCCATAGTATTATCTTTCTGTTAATTGTTTATACAGGGTGTTTATCACGTATAATAAATAATAACAATAAACAGTATTTTTTATTTGACGCTAAATATATATAATCATAAACTGCTTTTAAACCGAAGAATACTATGGCCAGACCCAAGAAAAACCCAGACTTTGTAGAGCTAAAATGTAAAACTTGCAATACAGATTTCAGAGTGAAATGGCAGAAACGAAACAAGCAGAAGTATTGCTGTAAATCTTGTTCTAACAAAGACCCAGAAGTGTTAGCAAAAATGCGAGCGTCGCAGGTAGAAACCTCACTAAAAAAGTACGGCACGGATCATCCTATGAAGACTTCTGAAGTTGTAAATAATTTCAAGAACTCTATGATGACCAAATATGGTGTAGAACACGCATTGCAATCAAAAGCTATACTTGATAAAGCCAAATATACCAATGTACAAAACTATGGTGTAGAAAATGTATTGTCGTCAAAAAGTCCTGTAAGACAGCGGATAATGGAAACTTGGATTGAAAAGTACGGTGTGGACAATCCCGGCAAATCTAGAGATGTTATACAAAAACGAAGTAAACTCAAACAAGAGAACCATTATGAAAAACTAAAAACTCTGTTTAATTCGCAAAATGTAAAGTGGTTATGCAAACAAGAGGACTATGCGGGCTATCATTTCTCGCATAGATACAAGTTTAATTGTAAAAAATGTAATAATGGATTCGAGTCTACAGTATATGTGCCAACAGATGTGTTCTGTGAACTATGCCATCCTGAAAAGAAAGAAACCGCAGAAACTGGTTTGCAAGAGTTCTTGGTGTCTGAAGTAAAGGGTAAAACTATACTACGAAATAATAGAGTTGTGTTGGATGGCAAGGAGCTTGATTTTTACATCCCCGATCTTTCGTTCGCTATAGAATATAACGGGTTGTATTGGCACAGAGCCAGCCATCCCAGAATGTCAAAAAACTATCATCTGGAAAAGACTGAGAAGTGTGCCGAGAAAAATATACACCTCATTCATATACTTGAAAGCGAATGGAAGCATAAGCAGAATATTGTAAAGTCAATCATACGTCAGTATGTTGGCGGGCACGTTGCCAAGATCCACGGACGAGAATGCGAAATACGAAAAGTAGACACCAAAGAAAAGAATGAGTTCTTGAACAAGTGTCATATGCAAGGTGAGGACAAATCATCTGTCGCATATGGCTTATACTATAAAAACTCCTTGGTCAGCATAATGACGTTTTGTAGAAGTAGATTTGACCGAAAAGTTGAATGGGAAATATCAAGGTTCTGCAATGCGTTGAATACTCGTGTGCACGGTGGAGCAACAAAGTTGTTTAGTATATTCCTATTGGATTATAAGCCAAAGAGCGTAGTAAGCTACTCTGACCGCAGATTGTTCTCTGGAGACTTGTATTCTAAGCTAGGAATGACCTTTGAAGGAAATACAGCACAAGGTTATCATTATGTATCTCCCGACTTTAGTACAGTATTCAACCGACAGATGTTCCAAAAATCTAAACTGGCAAAAAAGTTAAAAACATTTGATCCCAACTTATCTGAATGGGAAAATATGAAACTGAACGGATTTGACCGTATATGGGATTGCGGTCATACAAAATGGATATGGAGAAGCTCTACAACTTCTCAATAAAAACTTCCAGATGATCTTTGGATATTCCCACATAAGGATTTTTGTTGGACTTCGGTAGTCCTTTGTTGGAATTGTATTCGCACTGTGTCCTGCGACCAGCGTGCATGTTTTTTTGTAATGCTTTTGCGTATTCGTCAAATGGCGAAAGAGTCCAACCACCTTTCTGCTTCAGTGCACCAGAAGGTCCGAGATAGCAGGTCAAATGATGCCAGATATTTCCTTTGTACTCAAAGATTCTGGGCGAAGGCTTTTGAGCCAACACCCACTTGGGCTTATCTCCGTGATTTGTTTCCCAATCAATACAATGTGCCTCCAACTTAGCATCATATTCGGGGTCTTCATATTCAGGATGTTTCTTATGATGAAAATACCATTCTTTGGTGGGAATGCTCCAATACTTTCCTGTGCTGGAAAAGTATTCATGATCAGGATGATTTTCGTCAATGATATTACCCTTGGCGTCTTTTAAGTAAATGAACTTGGTGCCTATTGACCAAGGATAGTTTGTCCATAATCCACCGCTGAGAAGAAAGAACTCATAATACGGCCAAAGAAACGCATAAAAGCCACGCTTGGCGGGAGGAGAATGATAGCCATCACAGTTCGAATCATATCCCTTTTGATTGACTGAACTAAGCCCACCAAACCGGGCAAACTTGATATTCTTTAGCATACCGACATATTATCACGCCGATATATTATGTCAAGATGTTTTTATTTGTTGTTTTCTAAGCTTTGAAAATGCCCTTGCGATGTCTATATGCACATCGTCCGAATACTTCTTGTATTTTAATGATATCTTTTTGATATATGGTTCAATATCTGGATATACTTTTAACGCTTTTGCAATCGCATATATATCATCTGCCGCGTCTTGAACATCCTTCTCATAATAACTATTGTTCATGGCGATTTCATCGACACTCATCTTATCGTCGTAAATCGCCGATATAGTGTCTTTTAGTTTATCTAACTTACCTTTTGCTCTTAGTATCTTAAATACAATATTTTCTTCACTTAGTTCGCCGCCCTTGTCTAATCCTGCTTGACGAAACTTGTATATCTTGTCAAGTAAATCTTTTAGCGGCTTTTCGCTGTCTGCATCCATCAAGTCGTCTATCTTCTTTGAGTACTCTTTATACTTCTTTTTTATAAGTGACTTGTTGAAGTTTGGACTTTCTTTCTTTGGTTCTTTTATCCATTCGTTTCGTAGAACACTATACTTTGATGCAGATACCTGTTCTGCCCCTATATCTTCAACATATAACTCAACATCAAAGTTTTTCATCACAATGTCGTGCTTGCTATTCCAACCAGTTTTAATCGCATCAAACATCGCCTGTGCGTCTTCTTTGCTCATATCAAGTTTGGAAAAATCAGTTGATATATGTAGATCAATATCTGAATATGGCGTCCAGTTATAATTGGTAATAGAACCAATAAGAAGTATGTCTTCTGTCTTGATGTTTATATCTTGGTTCTTTTTTAAGTCCTGCACAAAATCCATCGCGATCTTGATGAGCGATTTTCTTACTTCGTCATCAAGTCTCGCACCATCTTCATTGATGTTCCATATAGGAGCAAGTTTGTCGTTGTATAAAGGATAATTCATCTTCCACCTCGTCTGTTTGCTACATCCATCCATTTGATTACTTCATTGCGAACAACTTCTGCTATATCTTCTGAATACTGAGATATAGGAGTATCTGCTGCTGTAAGGTCTTTATGTTGATGTGCTACAATATTGTTTTTTATTAATACGTCTGCAAAAGCCTTGCACGCCTTTTCAAGCATAACCATGTCGGATACATGAAATTGTTCTTTTAGCAGCAAAGATTTTAGCGAAACGTGATTCATACAGACACAATCTGTTTAATCTTATTTATGCTGCTCGCCGCATCTTTATGTAAAATAGCAATTCTATTTTCACCGGAATTTTCCCAAGCAGTTATATTCTTGTCTGTATCATCAAGTAGTATATGAGTAAGTCTGACATCCGCTCTATCAATGATATATTGTGGCTTTGATACGCCGGACGAAGCAATAATAACTTGAACACTTGGGTCTATATGCTTGCGTATCCATGCAGTTTTCTGCTCTTTTATTTTTGTGCCGATGCCTGCACTCAGTACAACAGCGGGTGGATCTTTGAATCTATCTTTTATATAATCCCAAAGAACTTTAGCGTCTGGCAATGGTTCTAGGTCAAGCCAGAAATTAGGATTTTTATTTACTACTTTCCAAAAAGTGTTTTTGCCATTTTTTGCTTCATAGTCTTGAGGAGATAATCCGCCAGAAACTGCCTTGAATCCTTTATCAAGGTTTACAAGAACTCCGTCCATATCCACATACATTTGATATTTAAGTGGAGACTTTTCTTCTACTTCTTTCAATAGATTTTTTAGGAGTATATGCATATTTTATAAATATCACGGTTTTGTTGAATGCACAAGTTTTTTCTTTGAGTTTTCCCAAACTATCTCGACATCGTAACCGACCGACATTAACTTATTTGTTTTAATGGCATCTTTGTCCCATTTTTCTTTTGCTGTCATGCGCAAAGATTTATTATAATAATCTGATTTGTATTTTTTAGGATTGCAATGCCAATAATCCCCATAGCACTCAATTACTTTTTTGATCGAAGGTATATAAATGTCCACAGAACAATGAACGTCTTTTAGATATTTTTCAAGAACTGCATCTGGATATTTTAATAAAACAAGATCATACGTTTGTTTTTGAAACTTTGATATGCGTTTTCCGTTTGATAATATAGCAGAAGGGCTATCAAAATAGCACGCGGTTCCGTATTTTTTCATACAAGTATTTGCAGCTTTTTCTGGGTTGTTGTATTTATAATTTCCGTATTTTTCTAGTTTGGTTTTTGATATTTTCTCAACCGAGATTGGATCTTTCATAGGATTGTTGTCATTTATCCAAATTTTAAGTTTTTCTCTCTTTTCTTTTGAACTTCTGTTACATTCATTTGAGCAATATTGCTGCAATTTTCCAGATCTTGGGTGTAGTATTCTTTTATATCTGTCAAACGGTTTATTGCAATTTAAGCAATTTACAATTTCGTGATTTTGCGATTTTCTCCAAGCATACATTGCTTTTGTATCTATGAATCTTTTATTTCTGTGCTTCCAATCAACAGTAAAAGATTTACCGGTCCATTCGCAAATTTTATTTATTGACATTGGGTTTCCATAATTTGTTTTCATATAAATATAAATATATGAACCGGTAGGCAAAATGATGAAATCTTGCTATATAAAAAAGAAACCCACTAAAAAGTGGGTTTCTTGTAATCAATTTTTTATGATTTATGCGCTCGGAAAAACGGCACCCGAAGGGAGTACATTGAAGTCCAATACAATCATTTCAGCGGTACGTGTTGGCTGAATATAGATCTGACCATACAATATGCCACGATCAACTAGATCAGGTGTATTGTTGCTGTCGTCCATAACAACCTTGAAGGCATACACACCCGAACGCTGCTGTACGCTTTCCAAGTATGGATTGACGATGTTCAAGAAACGTTGACGAGTTGTTGCTACGTTCTGTTCAAACACTAGGAATCTTGAAGAAGAAGCGATGAACTTCTTCAACGCGATCAATAGACGGCGAACATTTACGCGATCCAATGCACTTGGATTACGTTGCAGTGTCTTCTGACCCCAAGCCACAACGCCTTGACCAGGAAACGCGGCGATTGGGTTTACGTGACCTTCATATAGAGTATCACGTTCAGTGTGTGTCAATCTATCTGCTACAGACACAGCCGTTGGGATACCGCCTCGATTTAGACCTGCTGGGGCAAACCACTCAGCGGCAACTTTATCGTTGGCGGCATAGACGCCCATCATTACTACTGAAGGAGGAACGTTCATGATCTTGTTACTATTGGTCTCAGTAACTTTGACCCAAGGATAATATGTTGCAGCATAGTTTGTATCAAACTGACCGGCCAGATCTACTACGTTTTGAATAGCAGTTGCACCGGCTGTTTGATTTGGAGCAATGTCCATGATATAGAATGCGTCGCCACGACGTTCGCACATATCAACGATTGAAGTTGCTACATATGCGTGGTCTTCGTAGTTAATGCCGGGAACAGTGATGAGGTTGAAATCAAACTCATCCGCATTGCTTAAAGCAGCAATTGATTGTCTATAAGCATATGTACCACGACTTGTTGACGTAGAGCAATCTAGTCCCTGTTGATTTGTTGGCAATATATCATTACCAATTAATACTGGAACAGATGGCGATTGACCATCAAATCCACCTTGGAATCCTAGAACAAAACGACGCTTCTTAACATTTGTATTTTCTTGAGAAGCAACATACAATGGAGAAACTCCGCAATATGTTTCTAGGTCAAACGCAACATTAGCTCCTACCGCAGAACCTTGTGGTACTGGAGCGAAGTATTGCTTATTGTCTAGTTCTGGACCGACGCTAGATCCATTTGGATATAGAGCAGCAAGATCCGCGTCTGCTTGTGCTGGTGCTGGTTGGAATACTACACCAGAAGCATATCTACCTGGCTGTAACAAGTACGCCGAGGCAGAGCAGTATTGCATCGCAGGAATCTTGCCCAAACGAGCATAATCACCGCCGACTGGTGTGGCATATGGACCAAATCCATATGGAATTGCGTCAACTGGCCATGGAGCAGTTGCCATTTCAACACGAACATATTTGCTCTTTTGTGGGAAGTCTCCAAATTCCAGAATCTTACCGTTGAAGTCGATATAGTTGTATGTGTCACCAATACGACGAGCAACATAATTTGCACTATTGACATCCAAGTTTAGATTATCAAAACGTTCTAGATATACAGGCTTTAGGTCTGTATCACTATAGCTGCGAACCGCCAACGTGAATGAACCATACGAGGTGCCAGGTACAGAACCAGGTGACTTTACGTTTGATATTTCAAGTTTATATGCTGTATTTGCAGCGGTGCCATCTGTCAGAGTATGTACCTTGAATAGATCATATGCAGCACTCGAAGACACTCCGCTACCAGTAAAGGCAGCAATTAGCTGTGAGCGAATGAACGGAGTATATGCATTTGTGAGATCAAATGCGGAAGTTCCATCTGCTGGCTCAATACCATCTTCAAAATCCATTGCGTCGCGAGAAAAAATAGCAATCTTCCAGCTACCAGAAGCAAGCATTTGATTTATAATTGTTTTGGTACGATGTTTGAAGTTTTTGTATGTGTATGCTGCTTCAATCTTTTGACCAGCAGCAACAGGAACATAACCAGCTTTTGGATCAGTACCAAACACGTTTGTAATATATTTGTTTGATTCTTCGTCCAATGAGAACTGATATGTACCATAAGAAGAACTTGCCGTATTTCCGCTTCCATCTGTATAGATAGTGTTTAACGCCAACGAGAAATCGGCGGTGACAGAAACGACCGACGATGTTGATAGCAAAGATCCGCTGAATCCATATAGATTCTGACTGCGATCATATGCGGTATTTGCCAATACGGCCAACAATACGCTATCACTTCCGGTGGCATAAGAAGAACTTCCACACCCATCCTCGGTCAATCCAACACCTGGAGTAAATGCGTTTGGATTGAACGCACCATATGAGCCAGTTAATACACCTTCAATTTCAAGTTCAAAATCGCAAGCACCTGGTATGCGGCGGATTGTCAATGAAGACAATCTTGAACCGTTCCAAGGAGCATCGCCAGAAATAGTGAATGAGGTATTTGTCGCAGAAGCTGTGGCAAAGAAGTAATCCAAGCAACCATCGGAAGCAGTAACTGCTCCGTATAGGTTTGTTGAAGAGCTTGCAAATGTAGCAACTTGTAGTGTACCAACTTCGATGGTTTCATCCTCATAGAAACCGCTATCAAATGTTACGCTAACGCTACCAGTAATTTTGAATACGCTATTTGCCGCAGAATTTGGATATAATGTTGCGTCAAGTAGAGAACCAGAAACTACCGAATTTTCTTGAAAGCGTCCATATTGACCAGGTGTAGCTGTGACAAACAATGCTTTCTGTTGATTGTATCCAGAAAGACCGCCAACGCGGACAACTGTGACTTGTCCTTGCTGACGAAGATATTGCTGGGCTGTGATTGGGCCGTATAGTGTGCCGTCCGCATCACCGAAGATGGTGCTTAAATCACCTTCGCTGTTAATTACGGTTGGTGAAAATCCCGGTCCTTTTGGGAATGGGGCTACTACCACGCCGCCGATTGCTGCTACGCCCTGTGCAAGAAACGATTGATCTACTTCTCTGGTGAATACACCAGGCGAAACGATTCGTTCTGAAGGGCTATATGTTCCATTTTGTTCGATTGCCATAGTTTTTTAACTCCTATATAAAAAGTTGTAAATATAAATATGACACTAATTTTTCAAACAATAAAAAATCCTCCACTAATATGGAGGATTTTGGGTATTATAATAAATATAACTATTATTACGATCTTGGCGTAAATGCGCCTGTATTAATATCAAACGTACCTTCGCCATACTTGGCTACGATCTTATCCAAAAATACTTTTTCTTGGGCTTCTATAGCAGCCAATCGTTCATTAAGTCGCTTTTCTGTTTTGGCTATTTCACGCTTTTGCATTTCTAATTGACCAAGCGAAATAGTAGCTTGTTCATATGCTTCGCGAATAGCAGTTAGTTCTTGTATTTCTACTGCATCAAATATTTTTTGCTCAAGTGATGCAGGCTGTTGTATGTTTGGTGTATTTAGTTCCATAATGTTTTATAACGGTTTATATATGTATATATACAGAATTTTGTATAAAAAATCAAGTATTTTAATTCCAAGGTGCTGGCAATCCTTGTGTGGTTTGTGCCGTTGAAGCAATTACTTGTTCAATAAGATTGTCTGTTATTTTTTGCGTATCAAGAAATTGTTCGGTCCAACCTTGTACAATTTGTTGTGTAAGTTGATTAAAAGGTACTATAGAATTTAATTCACCTAGTACGAGTCGTACTATACCCACATTGGATGCTGAAGAAGCGCTATCCGTAGCAGTTACAACATAACCGTAACTATAAACTACATCGTTTAAACCATTATATGTGTTATACACATTGAAGTTGTTATATTGCCATGATATATTCATATGTTTTATTTTTTAATATTTTATTACTATATAGCCTTGAACACCACTCCCGCCTCCACCTTGGCCATAATTACTAGTATAGTCAGGATCGGTATTATTTCCCGGATTGGTTCCGCTACCGCTTATATTTGATACAAGATAGCCTCCTTCAAAGCCAGAAGTTGCGCCGCCACCTCCAGCACCTTGCCCACCACCCCCACCACCAGCATATCCACTACCACCCCCACCAGATTCTACGGTCGAGGTTTGATAATTTGGAGGGTCTTCTTCATCTGGGCATGAATTATCTCTACCTGGCTCGCCACCAGCCATAATGGATCCAGAAAAATTAGCATTAGCCCCAGCCGTAGGGTCTTCATCGTGACAGCC